CACACCGTAAGGTGTGCGCCGACGCAGTGCATTACACCGTTTCTCTGTTAAAGAGAAACTTTCCAACCTAAGGAGCTGTTCGTTCTATGCTGGTTACACGATCCCGTCCACTCCCATTCAAATGGGGGCGATCACGTGAAGAGGCCGTTGCCTATGATATTCATACAGGCAGCGAAATCAATCGCGTGGTCCATTGGGACGAGGCCGTCAATCCCAGCATGGGGGCGCAGACAACTGCGTCCGAGGGACACCCTTGGCGGGGTAATACAAACCGCCAGGGGGACTTAGGGGGTGAATTCTACACGGAGAAGAAGGAAGTGTACTGCCCTAAAAAGCAGAGCACAGTCCATTATTCTCATGTAGACCCGGGGTATCAAACCATTAAGACGACCTATACAGGTCCTCTTGCTGCGTTTAATCCTCGCATCACTGGTTATGCTCCCGCAGCTTTCTTCTCGACGTCTGACGACGATCTCGAAGAGCTGGGGACCACAGCCGTGAGCCTAAGTAAACCCACAAACTCAGTGGCTGATGCAGCTACGTTTCTCGGGGAGCTTATCAAGGACCGCCTACCGGCGATACCTGGTATCACTACCTGGGAACGGAAGGTTCATGCCTTACTATCAGTAGGGGATGAATTCCTTAATGCTGCATTCGGCTGGCTTCCTTTGCTTAGTGACATTCGCAGTCATGCGGATGCCATTCGGCGTGCTCAGAAAGTCTTGCGACAATTTGAGCGCGACGCCGGCAAGCAAGTCAGACGTCAATTCCACTTCGACGAACATAGCTCTAACGACTCCATTCTGGTTGGTACCAACCTGTCACCCTGGGTGGGTGAATATGGTAGTACCTCCCTAGGAGAGGCGTTAGGGCACGGTGACGTGTATCGGACAAGAGAGATATCCCGTAAAGCCTGGTTTTCGGGTGCGTTTACCTATTATCTGCCTTCCGGATACGACTCCCGGAATAAGATGACAAGGTACGCACGCGAAGCCGATAAGTTATTCGGCACAGACATTACGCCAGAAGTACTCTGGGAACTCACACCGTGGAGCTGGGCCATCGACTGGTTCACGAATGCCGGTGACGTTCTTTCGAACGTTTCGGATTACGTGAAGTATGGTCTGATTCTGAAGTATGGGTATATCATGGAAACAACCATGGTAAAAGACACCTATACTTACGTCTCATACGGGGATGGTACTTCTACATATCCCGTAGACGTCCCTCCACTTATCATGACCTCAACGGTCAAGAAAAGGCGGAAGGCGAATCCCTTTGGTTTTGGCGTAGCGTGGGACGGCTTGTCACCGTTCCAACTCGCCATAGCTGGTGCCCTTGGACTCTCTAAGGGCACTTAGCTGGCAACAATGCCAGCGTCAACCACCAATTCTAGGCATCAATGCCTAGAGAATAGGAGCAATGCCTGATGGCACTGACAGACCCCGCTGCCGTTACTCACAACGCGATTGCGTACAACCTGCCCCGTGTTTCCACGGGAGATGGGAAGTCCGCATATTTCGTTGATACTGAGAGCGACATCGGTTCTTTCCGACTGTCCGTAGCTCACACCGAAGCTCGGCGTAAGCGATCGGTCATTCGGCTGGATCAAAACGATAAGGTCGTTGAAAACCCGTTTGTTACTGGGTCGAATCTTGACTTGAGCGCATCTGCGTATCTTGTCATTGATCGACCCAAAACGGGCTTCACCGTTGAGGACAACCTGGACCTTTCTAAGGCCCTAATTGATTACCTCAGCGCGTCGACCTACGCCAGTCTCACCAAGATTCTTGGTGGGCAGTCGTAGTGAAACGCCCTTACTATGATGACGAGGGAGTGCCGGAGTGGGTCAACTCGACCTCATTCCGGTTCGTCACGTATTTTCTCGTGACGGTGCAGGCGATCTTAATGATCGTCTGTACTATCTTCGTCATTTGGCTCTCATCGAAGGTCAGCTGCTACTTGTAACAGCTGATCGAAAGAGTTCGATGATCCAATCCAGCGATGGCATCAGGCTATGGAAAGACACCTCTATTGTAAGGAGGGCCTTTGAAAAGCCTGACGTTGCTCTGGAAAAAGATGGCGGCAGATGCCGCCATTTGGTGTAGCACTAGCGCCACTCGTGACATTAAGTATGCCACGAGACGTGTCGAACATGAGGGGTTGTCGTTTTTGACGATAACCCTACCTACTTTTGGAAAAGACGTCGAAAAATGTCTTGACCTTGAGTATGTGGATCGCAACCTGTTCATGGGTTTCCCATGGCAGGCAGGTCTCCCCCGATTTCTTGGAGGTTTCCTCGATCTTGTGTTCGACCGAAACAGCGGTGAGCTACTGCCTACGCCGTCCATAGATGCAATTATTGCTATTCGTCAATTAACACTGGCGTTTAGCAAGATTCTTCTTCCTAGCAGCGATGCTAGGACGAAGGCCGCAATGGACGGATATGTGCAGTGTGAGGTGGATGTCAGGGTGAGTGACGCTCGGATATCTGACCAGCAATGGTCAGACTTTGATCGTATCTCTCACCTTTTGTTCGGGAAGGTGTTTTCTGAAGTTGACCAAATGGTCTTCGACAGAGCACTTATCCCCAAACACGGGCCGGGCGCAACGGCTGATAGGCTTAGCGGAAACGCTAAGTACCGTCAGTCGGAGTGGCCGTCCCGATTGGAAAAGGCATTCCCAAGTTGGGATTACCTACTTCCAAACGGTCGGTTCTCTGATCGTTTGGAATCCATGACATCCGTCGAACCCGGTTCAGAACGACCCGTTAGGGTCATTACTGTTCCTAAAACGCTCAAGACACCACGGATCATTGGGATAGAGCCTACGGCTATGCAATATAGCCAGCAAGCTCTGCTCAATGGTTTGTTATCCGCTATCTCTAAGGATGGTAACCTTAGACGGATGATCGGATTCAAGGACCAAGACGTTAACAATCGTCTTGCCCAAGAAGGGTCACTTTTCGGTAACCTTGCTACGCTCGATTTGAGTGAAGCATCTGATCGTGTCTCGAATCAGCATGTACGACGTCTGCTCGCCAACCACCTTTGTTTGCATGAGGCGGTTGACAGTTGCAGATCTCGGAAGGCTGATGTACCTGGTCATGGCATCATTCGCATGGCCAAGTTCGCGTCGATGGGTTCTGCCCTTTGCTTTCCCATGGAAGCGATGGTTTTCCTAACCATCATCCTTATAGGGATTGAAAAGGACTTAGACTCACCAATGGACGAAGGAGCCGTAAAACGGCTTCGTCGTCAGGTGCGCGTCTACGGGGACGATATTATTATCCCCGTTCGACATGTGCAATCAGTGATCGATTCGCTTGAATCCTTCGGGATGAAGGTGAATCGCAATAAGAGCTTCTGGAATGGTAAATTCCGGGAGTCTTGTGGCAAGGAGTACTATAATGGTCATGACGTTAGTATCGTCAGGGTCAGAAGAGTACTACCTACATCACTGAACATGGTGCAGGAGGTACTATCGATCGTTCCGCTTCGCAATCAGCTATATCTTGCTGGTTACTGGCAGAGCGTTAGGTGGTTGGACGTCCAAATTGAGCGAGTGCTAAAGCACTTTCCCAACGTGGAGTCTACCTCTCCTGTTTTAGGACGTCTCAATTCTCTAGGTTACCATCCTGAGAGTTGGGACGATGACACCTTTGCACCTCGAGTTCGAGGAGCCAGGGTCAGTGTCGTGATTCCGAAAGATAAACTTTCGGGTGTCGACGCCCTAACTAAATGCCTCCTACGCATGGAGTCACGAGTGTCTCTCACGTCCTTGGATCATTTTCCACAGGACGAGGAGAGATGGAGTGTCTCCGTGCATGGCATTGACGGTTTGCCAACCGTTGATGACGAGCATTTAGACCGTGCTGGACGGCCTCAAGTCCGCATCAAATTGAGGCAAGGCTCACCCTTTTAATATCAAGGGTGAGGGGCAGAAATGCCTCAGGGAGAACCAAGTAAGTAGTCTTTCACTCCGAAAGGAAAAGAAAGCTCTTACTCTCCTAGAGAGTTAAG